TATAATTCAGGAAAACGTACCGGTAGGTATCGCGTGGGAACTTTATGACAATGCACTTATCCCCTGAATTGGGTGTGCCTATAACACCTGACGTAAGTATAAAAGACCTACGGGTCGGGGCTATTGCCGCCTGTGAAACTGCCAAGCTACTTGGTGAACACGGTCTTGACCTCACTGCAACGGATGAGGATAAAGAGATTGCCGCCGCATTAGTAACCTCATATGCGAAAGAACCAGAAAAAACAAATGCAAAAACGACAGTGGCTAATATTGCCAAGTTAACCCCAGCATCCTTAATTGAAACCCGCAACATACTAGACGAATTCGGCCACCTCGTAGCCAGACAGGCAAGTGAGATAAGGCACCTAGTTACTAATAAGCTAGTCCTAGAGACCGAGAACCCCGATGCACGTGTGCGGTTAAAAGCGTTGGAGTTGCTAGGTAAGATTTCCGATGTGGGGCTGTTTACCGAACGTACCGAAATCACCATCACTCACCAGTCTACCGACATGTTAAAAGCCACATTGCGTGAGAAACTTGAAAGACTGCGTACTATAGACACCGAAGATGTGACCGACGTTGCAGTTAACATAGGTGAGGAATTGGGGATATGAGCCTAGATTTTTCGGATGATGATTTAGATGCATTGGTTGATAACCTCGATCAGTTCAGTCCGGAAGAGCAGGACGAGATTTTAAAAATAGTAGACCAGCTACAGAAACGTCGGGCGGCTAAGGCATGTTACGACGATCTGATTGAATTTTGTAAGCACATGGACCCCAACTATAAAGTTGGTAAACACCACAGGCGGTTGGCTAATTTGCTAATGTCCATGGAACGAGGCGAAGAAGATCGTATTGGTGTGTCAGTTCCCCCGCGTCACGGTAAGAGCCAGTTGGTGTCTATATTTTTCCCAGCGTGGTATCTGGGGCGTAACCCAGATAAGAAAGTGCTAATGGTATCCCACACAGCGGATTTAGCGGTGGACTTCGGGCGTAAAGTGCGAAACCTAGTTAATAGCGCCGCGTATAAAGAAATATTTCCAACAGTCACGTTATCTTCAGACTCTAAAAGTGCGGGGCGTTGGAACACCAACGTAGGTGGGGAATATTTTGCATGTGGTGTTGGTGCCGCATTGGCTGGTCGTGGTGCACACTTCCTGATTGTAGATGACCCGTTCTCGGAACAAGACGTATTGAACGGCAACTATGAGGTGTTTGATAGAGTGTACGAGTGGTTCGCCTACGGCGCCCGTACCCGACTGATGCCCCAAGGTAATGTAGCTATTGTGCATACGAGATGGGCCCCGAATGATTTGATTGGTCGTTTGGCTAAGGACATGACCCGTGTTGAGGGCACCGACCGGTATGAGTTTTTTGAGTTCCCCGCCATATTTAACGAAAATACAGATGAGGAAAAGGCGCTTTGGCCAGAATTTTTCGATTTAGAAGCCCTACACCGTACAAAAGCCTCCATGCCGGTGTTCCAATGGAACGCACAGTACCAACAAAACCCAACAGCCGAGGAAGGTGCGCTCATAAAACGTGAGTGGTGGCAGAAATGGGAGCGAGATGAAGCGCCCCGGTGCGAATATATCATTATGACGCTTGACGCGGCCGCCGAAAAAAGCACCCGTAGTGACTTCACAGCACTATTGACGTGGGGGGTCTTCTCAGACGACTATTTAACCGATGGTAACAACCATATTATGTTACTTAATGCCATAAATGTGCGGGTAGAGTTTCATGAACTGAAGGAATTAGCCCTAACACAATGGAAAGAATGGCAACCTGACTCGTTTATTGTAGAAAAAAAGTCAAACGGCACCCCACTATTCCAAGAATTACGACGAATGGGTATCCCTGTGCAAGAATTTACGCCACATCGGGGTACTGGGGATAAAATAGCAAGGATTAATGCCGTATCTGATATTGTTAGGTCTGGTATGGTGTGGTACCCCGCGGGGCGTAAGTGGGCTGAAGAAGTTGTTGAGCAAGTGGCCGCGTTCCCTGCGTCTGAGCATGACGATATGGTTGACTGTACGAGTATGGCACTCGCCAGATTTAGAAATGGTGGGTTTATTAGATTAACAAGTGACGAAGACGATGCAATTATGTCCCCACGTCGTGCGGCATATTACTAAGGATAAATAATGGCTATTGAAAAGAGTTTGTACGCCGCCCCCGAGGGGATGGAAGGTATGCAGGGTGTGTCACCTGACATGGAAATTGAGATTGTTAACCCTGAGATGGTGACGTTAGATGATGGGTCGGTGGAGATTACGATTATCCCTGAAGATGACACCGATGGTGTGCCGTTTGACGCTAACTTAGTTGACTACATGGACGACCGAGACCTAGCGCAGATAGCTGGGGATTTATTAGATGCCTATGAGAACGACGTGGCCTCACGTAGAGATTGGGAAGAAACCTATACCGAAGGTATTAAGTTACTGGGGTTAAAGTATGAGGAACGTACTGAACCATGGGAGGGCGCCTGCGGTGTACACCACCCTATGATCGCTGAAGCGGCTGTGCGTTTTCAAGCGGAAGCTATTATGGAGACTTTCCCAGCCAGTGGTCCAGTACGTACAAAGATTATAGGTGAAGTCACGCGCCAGAAGTCAGATGCGGCAGAAAGAGTCCGTAATGACATGAATTACCAGTTAACTGAGCAGATGCCAGAGTACCGTGCAGAGCATGAGCGTATGTTGTGGAACTTACCCATTGCGGGTAGCGCGTTTAAGAAAGTGTACTTCGACCCAACATTAGGGCGTCAAGTAGCGATGTTTGCGCCAGCCGAGGATGTGGTACTTCCGTATGGTTCGTCAGATATATCCCTGTGTGAGCGTATTACCCATAGGATGATGAAGTCCAAGCTCGAGATTACCAAGTTACAGGAAGCTGGGTTTTACCGCGATGATATAGATATTTCAGACGCCCCCACAATACAGACGGACCGTATTCAGGCCGCCAAAGACCGTGAGATTGGGTTTAGCGCTACATATGATGACCGCCACGCATTGCTTGAGATGCACGTGCAGGTGGACTTACCCGGCTTTGAAGATAAAGATACCGATGGGGAGCCTACAGGGATTGCGTTACCATACGTTATTACGTTACTTAAAGAGACTAATGACATTCTGGCTATTCGTCGCAATTATGATGAAATCCCCGAAGTCTCAGAAGGCAATAAGCGCGACCAATACGTATATAAGAAGCCTAACCAGTACTTCGTGCACTACCAGTATGTACCGGGGTTTGGGTCATATGGTTTTGGTTTGGTGCACTTGGTTGGTAACTCAGCTAAATCGGCTACAGCCATTACGCGCCAGTTGGTTGATGCAGGCACGTTATCGAATTTACCCGGCGGTTTAAAAACTCGTGGCTTACGTATTAAGGGCGACGATACACCGATTTCACCGGGCGAGTTTAGGGATGTCGATGTGTCCTCTGGGGCATTGCGTGACAACATCATGCCGTTACCCTACAAAGAGCCTTCACAGACCCTACTGACATTGCTGGGGGTAATTAGTGAAGAAGCACGACGCTTTGCCGCGACGCCCGATATGAAAATATCAGATATGAGTGCTAACGCACCCGTAGGCACCACATTAGCGTTGATAGAACGTAACCTGAAAGTTATGTCAGCCGTGCAAGCCCGTATGCACTTCGCGATGAAGCAAGAGTTAAAACTCCTTGCAGGTATGATTCGCGACCATGCGGCGACTAGCTATGACTACCAACCCGAAGAAGGTTCACGCAAAGCCCGTCAAGCGGATTACAGTTTAGTTGAGGTTATCCCCGTATCAGACCCCAATGCGAGCACCTTAGCGCAACGAGTCGTGCAGTATCAAGCGGTGATACAGTTAGCGCAGATGGCACCACAGATTTATAACTTACCTAAGTTACACCGTCAGATGCTAGAAGTGTTGAGTATTAAAGACGCAGATGAGTTAGTCCCATTAGATGAAGACCAGAAACCACGAGACCCGATTACGGAGAACATGGACATCTTAAATGGTAAGCCAGTTAAAGCGTTTATCACACAAGACCATGAAGCCCACATCGCGGTACATATGGCGGCTATGCAAGACCCAGTACTTATGAAGTTAATGGGGCAGAATCCACAAGCACAGGTACTCCTACAGGCGGCCAACGCGCATATCACTGAACACATTGCGTTTGGGTATCGTAATAAGATTCAAGAGCAGATGGGTGTCACACTACCTGACCCGAAAGCTGAGTTACCTGAAAACATGGAAAACGAGTTAGCTCGGTTATCCGCCCAAGCCGCAGGTCAGTTGTTGCAAAAGCACCAAGCGCAAGCCCAACAGGAGCAAAACGCACAGGCACAGCAAGACCCAATCGTCCAGATGCAACAGCAAGAAATGCAGATCAAGATGAAAGAAGTTGATATTAAAGAGAGGAAAATGATCGCGGACGTAGCCGCTGATGCAGACAGATTAGCCCTTGAGCGCGAGAAGATGCAGGCAGATATGGAGAAAGAAGGTTTACGTGTAGGCTCTAACACCGCGGCTATCAAGGCAAAGCTTGAGTCGCAACAACAGTTAGAGATGTTAAAGCTTGGTGTAAAGGGTGAAGAAATTAAATCTCGCCAAGAAGCCGACGGTATGCGTATGGGTATCGACGTAGCAAAAGCCCGAGCACAGATGCAACAAACACAGAAACCCCAAGGAGCGGCTGAATGAACGAGCTAGATGTTATCCAGAAGAAAATCCGTGAGCGTATGAATGATATAGCTGACGCGTTAGCCACAGGTAGTTGCCAGTCGTTAGAAGAATACAAACGTATGTGTGGAGTAATAGAAGGTTTGGCATATGTAGAGCGAGATATGATCGACCTTAGAAACGCTAATGAGGCTAGGGAAGATCAATAACCCCGAAAGGGCCGTTCGTAACCCGGTAGGTTACGCTTTTTAGGAGTTTGTAATGAGTGAAATTCTCATAGGTAGTAACCCTGATAATCCGAAAGTCGTGGGTGTTATAGATACGGACGCAACCCCCCAAGAAAAGGGAAAGCAACTACCGCAACCATCTGGGTATCATATTTTATGTGCTATTCCGGAAGCTGAGAAAGAGTACGACAGTGGGCTGTTAAAAGCCGACGAGACCATGCACTACGAGGAAATCCTAACTACGGTGCTGTTTGTCGTAGCTATGGGGCCTGATTGTTACACCGACAAAACGCGTTTCCCTACAGGTCCTTGGTGTAAGCAAGGCGATTTCGTATTGGTTCGCCCAAATTCGGGTTCCAGACTGGTTATACATGGTAAGGAATTTCGCTTAATCAACGACGATTCTATCGAGGCAGTAGTTGCTGACCCTCGCGGCGTGAGAAGGAAGTAACATGAAAACTTGTACAAAATACCTACAAGAAAAAGAGGTAGTGTTTTTTCGGGCGCAAAAAACCGGTAAAGACGGGCTTCGCTCTAGTTGTAAACAGTGTGAAAGCGCCTATGGTAAAGCCCACCGTCGAGGACCTAAAGCTGAAGAAATCCGTGCGCGGGGTCGACAGACCGTTAAAGCGTATCGAGCGGAGTATCCCGATAAAGTAAAAGAAGCAAAACGCAAATATTACGCCTCTGAAAAAGGAAAGCAGAGTAAAAAACGAGAAGATTTAGCGTATCAAATGTCTGGCGGTAGGGCAGAGGTAGAAGCTCGAAGGGCACAAAAAACTTTATCGGAAGCCCGAGCGGAAGCTAGGGCTAGGTACAGCCATAAACGTCGGGCGTCTATGGTCAGTTTATCCGAGCTTGATGCGTTTGCATTATCGGAGGCAATTAGATTAATGAAATTGCGCAATAAACTGTGTGGCACAAAGTGGCATGTTGACCACATCGTTCCAATATCTAAGGGTGGATTAACCACATATGACAACCTACAAGTTGTCCCCGCGCGTTGGAATCAATCAAAATCCGACAAACATCAACAGCGATTTTTCGCTGCATAAGGAGTAAATAATGGTTAAATATGAAAACTATAAGTTCCCCGACGAGGTAGACAGTAAGGGGGACGAGCAAACCATCGAGCTAGAGTTAGAGGGTGTAGAGCCTGAAATCGAAATCGTTGACGATACCCCACCTCAAGACCGTAATCGTAAACCTCTGGATAGAGAAGTAGAGGAGCCCAGCGAGGACGAACTTAATGAATACAGCGCTAAGGTTCAAAAGCGCCTAAAAGAATTAACCCATGCGCGTCATGATGAACGCCGTAAAGCCGAAGCGCTTACCCGTGAAAAGGTAGAGCTCGAGCGCGTGGCTAAGTTGATGGCAGATGAGAACAAACGTTTAAACGAGTATGTAAACCTAGGTCAAACTGCATACATTGATAAATCTAAGTCGTTAGCCACCTATGGGGTCAACGCCGCCAAGGCAAAATTGAAGGCCGCTTTGGATATTGGGGATACTGATGCCGCAGTAGCCGCGCAAGAAGAAATGCTAAATGCGCAGTTAGAAATGCAACAGGTAAATAACTTTAGACCCCAACCGTTGCAAAAAGCTCCAGAACCTGTATATAATCAAAACATACGTCAACCTGAGCCTAGGCTTGATAACCGAGTATTAAATTGGGCGGAAAAGAACCAGTGGTTCCATAAGCCCGGTGAAGAGGATATGACAGGATACGCAGAAGGGGTACATAAAAAGCTAATGCGTGAGTATGGCGAAGCATATACCCAGACTGATGAGTATTATAATAAAATCGACACAGCAATGCGGAAGGCCTTTCCTGATCGTTTCGACGACGTGGAAGAAACTCCAAAAGCTAGTCGCCCGAAATCCGTTGTTGCTCCGGCGCAACGCACGTCAGTACCTAAGAAAATTAGGCTGACGCAAACGCAACAAAACGTGGCCAAGAAGTTAGGAATATCCCTTGAGCTATACGCTAAAAATATGATTGCACTGGAGAAAGAAAATGGCTGATAACCGAATCCCTCGCGAAGCACAAGGCCGTGAACAAGCAGAGCGTCCAAAATTTTGGAAGCCCGCGGAACTTTTACCTGAAATTGCAAA